CTGTGGGCGCGTTATCAGGATTTCCAGACCCGTTTGCGTGACGCCATTATCAAGCGGCAGGCACTTGACCGCATCATGGCGGGCTTCAATGGCACCCACCGCGCCAAGACCTCTAACCGTGCACAAAATCCATTGTTGCAGGATATCGCGCCGGGCTGGTTGCAGAAGTATCGCACCAATGCACCGGCGCGCGTGATGGATTCGTTTACGGCTAAGGACGGTACTGTCACCGATAAAATTACCGTGGGTGACAAGGGTAACTACGTCAATCTGGATGCACTGGTGATGGATGCTGCCAGCTCAATGATTGCCGAGTGGTATCAAGAAGACCCTGAGCTAGTCGTCATTACGGGTCGCCAGTTGATGCAAGATAAATACTTCCCGCTGGTCAACAAAGTGCAAGACAACAGCGAAACCCTCGCCGCTGATCTGATTATCAGCCAGAAGCGTATCGGCAATTTGCCTGCTGTCCGTGCGCCTTATTTTCCCCCCAACGCATTCATGATCACCCGCCTCGATAACCTCTCTATCTACTGGCTGGAAGATTCGCACCGCCGCCATATTGATGAGAACGCCAAGCGTGACCGTATCGAAAACTACGAATCCATTAAACAGGATTATGTGGTGGAGGATTACGCCTGCGGCTGTCTGGTGGAAAACATCGAGATTTTACCGGCAAAAAGTGGCGGTGAAACCGTAAGGGGTGCAAGCGCGTTGATGGTATCTGATGCCCCGAACTATGACGGTCTTGCCGCCGCGATCATGGCTGCGGTAAACGTTGCGGCTAACCCGAATGAAGCCCAACCGGAAGCCACCACCGACGCGCAGACCGCGACGGAAAGCGCTCCCGAAACACCGGCAACCAAAGGGAGCAAATAAGCCATGACCAGTCCTGCGCGCCGCCACTTTCTGAGGCAGTCGGCTATTGCCGCCTCACAGCAGCGGGATAATCCGCTGCGCCATGCCACCGGCTACGAGTTGATGTTGCTCAAGCTCAATGAGGATAAACGCAAACTGAAACAGGTGCGTTCAAATGAGCGTAAAGCCGAACTGAAGCGGCAGTTATTGCCGGATTACCTGCCGTGGATCTCTGGCGTGTTAAGTGAGGGGAAAGGCGCGCAGGACGCCATTGTAATGACCATCATGATTTGGCGGCTGGATGCCGGGGATATCCCCGGTGCACTGGATATCGCCCGTTATGCCCTGCGTTATCAGTTAGTGCCAACTGACCGCTTTACCCGTTCGACCGCTTACCTGATTGCCGAGGAAGTCGCGGACGCTGCGGCGCGCGCCTATGCCACCGGTAAGCCGATTGATATTGAGCCTCTGCTGCAAACCATTGAGCTGATGGAAGAGGAAGACATGCCCGACCAAGTCCGGGCCAAGCTGCACAAAATCACCGGTTATGTGTTGCGTGACAGTGGCCGGGGCGAGTTGGCCCTGTCCCATCTTCACCGTGCACTCCAACTGCATACCGGTTGTGGCGTCAAAAAAGACATTGAGCGACTGGCCGTGAAGTTAAAGAACGCCGCCAGCCGCTAACCCGAACGCTCCCCGAGCCGGGCGGCACGATGGCCGCAACCGATTTTATCGTGTTAACGCCGTCGTCCACCGCCCACCCATTCTGCTATTGAGGTTGCCATGACCACTGTTGTTATCCCCGCGCCACGGCCTGACAAAACGGCCGAACCGGTGATTGAAAATACCTTTTTCTGGCCTGCGGTTGACCCGATAAAGCTGCGCGAGTTGTTGCGCCTTGAGGGAACCGTCACCGCCGAGCGCCTGCGCTTCACCATCAAGGGCGCTATTGCCGAGGTTAACGCCGAACTGTACGAATACCGCCGTGACCAGATGGCCGCTGGCTTTAAAACATTGGCCGAGGTACAGGCCGAACAACTGGACGGCGAGAGTATCCAGTTGGCCGAGTACCAGCGAGCCGTCTGCGCCATCACTGCCGCACTGTTGGCCGAGCGTTATCGCGGCTATGACGCCAGCGCGCGTGGTGATAAACGCGCGCTGGCCATCGAAAGCACCGTTGATGAGTTGTGGCGTGATGCACGAATTAGCATTCGCAACATTGCCGGGAAGTCTCACAGCATTATTGGCCTTATCTGATGCAGGTCAACGCGTTGCAAGGCGACACGCTCGACGCATTGTGCTGGCGCTATTACGGGCGCACGCAAGATGTGCTGGAGCAAGTCTATGACGCAAATCCGGGGCTGTCGGAACTGGGGGCCATTCTGCCGCATGGTTATCCGGTGGAGTTGCCCGATATGGCCCCGGCGGCCCAACGTGAAACCGTTCAATTATGGGATTGAAAATGGAGAAAATCAGCTCTGCGCTGGCCTATGTCTTGGCGCTGGCACTGGCGTTTATTGGTGCACTGAGTCCACAAGATATCGCCTTTTATGTGGCGGCGGTGGCCGCTGCTGCCACCTGTCTTATCAACTGGTACTACCGGCGCAAGAGCTATTTCTTGCTGAAAGAGTTGGGTATCAGGCGGGAGGTGTTCGATGAACTCAATCGTTAAGCGCTGTCTGGTCGGGGTCATTCTGACGCTGGCCGCCACCTTGCCAAACTACCAGACGCTCAACACATCGGCCGCCGGGCTAAAACTGATTGCCGATTATGAGGGTTGCCAGCTCAACGCCTATCAGTGCAGCGCCAACGTGTGGACAAATGGTATCGGTCACACCGCCGGGGTGAAGCCGGGCAGTGTTATCAGTGAGCGACAGGTGGCGGCCAATCTGGTGGCCGATGTGCAGCGGGTCGAACGGGCTATGGCGGTGTGTATGCCGGTTGCCATACCGCAACCGGTCTATGACGCCGTGGTGTCGTTTGCCTTTAACGTCGGTACCGGGGCTGCCTGTCGCTCGACGCTGGCCTTTTATATCAACAAGGGCGACTGGCGCAACGCCTGCAATCAGTTACCGCGCTGGGTGTACGTCAATGGCGTGAAAACCAAAGGGCTGGAGCGCCGCCGCACCACTGAACAAACACATTGCCTGAGCGGGGTCTGATATGCGCACATTACTTCTGTTATGGGTATGGGTTTTGATGATGGGTTTACTCGCGTGGCACGCCCATAGCCTGAAAAAAGAGTTAGACAGCGCCAAGACTGAGATTAGCACCTTATCGGCCGGGATTGAGAGCCGGGACAACGTGATCACCCGCCTGCAAGATGAGGCCCGGCAACAGGCAGACAATGAGCAGGCATTACGGCAATCACTGAGCCATGCCAGCAGCTTGTCATTATCTCGTGAACAGAGAATTCAAAGGTTACTCAATGAAAATAAAGTCTTGCGTGATTGGTTCGCTACTGCTTTGCCTGCTGACGTTATCCGGCTGCACCAGCGCCCCGCGTTCGCCAACCCCAACGATTATTTACGTTGGCTGTCCGACGGTGAGCAGTTGCCCGCTGCCGGGCAGCACCCCGGCGGTTAACGGTGATTTAAGTGCCGATATCCGTCAGTTAGAAACCGCACTGGTGGCCTGCGGGCTGCAAGTGGAAGCTGTTAAACAGTGTCAGGAACAACACCATGTTAAAACCCAAACTGTTACGCCAAGCCTTAACCGACAGTCTGCAACTGTTCCAGACTAACCCGGAGCGGCTGAAAATGTTTGTTGATGGCGGGCGAATTGTCTCAACACTGGCCCCGTCGCTGTCTTTTGAAAATCAATATACGCTGACGCTGTTTATTGAGGATTTCCCCGATGATGTTGATTATCTCTTTGTGCCGATACTGGCATGGTTGCGGGAACATCAACCGGACATCATGGCTACGGAGGAAAAGCGCCGCACCGGCTTTATTCATAAGGTTGATGTGATGAGCGACGTGTTGAGTGATATCCGTATCGACCTACAACTGACTGAGCGGGCTATTGTGAAAGAGGTAGACGGTGCATTGCATGTTGACCATGCGCTGGAACCGGCGTGGCCGGGTACGCCAACACGACCAACAGCCATCTACTTTAACGGTGAAACGGTCAAATGAATGAACTGAAACCCTTTGATGATGCACTGGCCGGACTGATTGCCAGTCTGACACCCAAAGCCCGCAAAGCGCTGGCGGTCACTATTGCCAAACGCCTGCGGGCCAGTCAGCAACAACGCATTAAACGCCAGCAAGCGCCAGATGGCACCCCGTATGCCACCCGTAAATCTCAACTATTGCGTAAGCCAAAAGGCCGCATTAAACGGGAAATGTTCACCAAGTTGCGCACCGCGCGCTATATGAAAGCCAACAGTAGCCCTGATGCGGCGGTGGTCGAGTTCGCCGGGCGCGTGGAACGAATGGCGGCAGTGCATCATTTTGGTCTGCGTGACCGTCCGAACGTGCACAGCAAAGATGTGCAGTATGACGAGCGGCCGTTGTTGGGGTTTGATAAGAAACTAATTGATAGTATAGAAAAAATTATTACATCCTCTTTTACAAAGTAATATTGTGATTTTTATTGTTCGCTACCAGCGAATTTAGTTGACCATTTGCGAACTTTGCTCTATTCTAAATTTAACGTTACTGAAGAGAGAATCCGCCGGTTAGACCTGAGTAGTGATATTTACTACTTGTGGAGGATTTAGATCCTCTGTTTTTTTGCGCTGCCCTTGTGCTGTCCACGGTGCTGCTACGAAGCTTCCCATGGCATGTTGTAGTGTATAGGCGTACTGCGTACTGATCGTGTTGGCGACATCACGATCAGATTGAATAGGGTTCACTGCCAAAAACTCTCATTTCCTGATTATGGCGACCTAACAGCAATTCTGCTGTTAGTTATCAGGAATAAAATTTATGAAAAATAGTAACGCGTTTTGGCAGGCACTTAAGAAGAATGACACTAAAAAGAAGAAGCGGAAGCAAAAGCAGAAGCTTTGGAATATTGTAAAAGTACTGGTGAGAGCCGGTCTGTGTGTTTACAAACTCCTTAACTTCTTCTTTGGTGATAATGATGCTTAAGTGTGCCCTACCTTCAGTAAAGAGGTGATTTATGATTAACCGAGCATTAAAAACCATCAGGCTATTCCATAACATAAAACAATCTGAACTTGCGGATAAGCTATGTATTTCAAAATCATACTTATCAGAGCTTGAATCAGGAAAAAAAACAGTCTCATTTGATATATTAGAAAAATATTCTAATAATTTTGACATTCCAGTTTCATCACTGGTTTTTTTTGCTGAACGAATTAATGAACCGGGTAAAGATACAATTCCTGAAAAATTCAAAACTGTTTTTGCAGATAAAATACTTAAGATAATGGAATGGAGCATAGCGAGAGATGGCGAAAAAGAAAGGGAGAATTAATACTAAAGGCAAGTCTTATAGTATTAATGATAGCGCTTTATTCAATATTCAGAGTAAAAACAAACTTGCGGAAGTATTACTGACAAACTTAGATAACATAAAAAGCTTATTATCTAATGACAATTATATTGTTTTTGATAATACTAATGAAGATGGTAAAAAGCGGACTATTCAAACCCCATCAGATAAACTTAATGTTGTGCATACAAGAATAGCGAGTTTACTATGCCGTATAACTCAACCAGAATATGTCCATTCAGGAATAAAAAATAAATCTAATGTATCCAATGCCAGAAAACATGTAGGTACACACCCTGTATTAACGTCTGATATACGCTCATTTTTTCCTTCGACATCTAAGCGCCAAGTCTTCAATTTTTTTAATAGGAAATTGAAGTGCGCTGCTGATGTATCAGACCTCATGGCGGAATTGTGTACGTATGCGAACCATATACCTACAGGCAGTCGAATAAGTATGCCTTTAGCATTCTGGGCAAACTATGACATGTTTAATGAAATGAACATAATTTCAAATAAATTAAATATAACAATGACTGTTTATGTTGATGATATTACTTTTTCTGGCAATGCTGTTAATAGACTGTTTCTTCATAAATGCAAGAGAATAGTGGAAAAGAATGGCCACGTTTTACATCCAAAGAAAACAGCCCTCTACTCTGCTAAAGAGCCTAAGACCATTACAGGTGTTATTGTTCATGAAAATGAAATTAAAGTAAGAAATTTACATTACAAGAAAATTTATTTTGATTTAGATGCGTGGAAGAAAACTGACGACGCCATAGAAAAAGAAAACTTAAAAAACAAGGTTCTTGGTCGAATGCATTCTCTTTCTACTATTAATGAAAAATTCAAAGATAAAGCACGAAGCTTTCGGTCCATTGATTAGCTGCAAAACTTTTCATAACAAAAGTCTTGTTGATGTTGTGTAGTACCTGATACAACCCCTCATTATTGAAGCAAGTAACTATTAGTTACATGCTTCCCTCATGAATACTCAAACCCAACTTACTGAAATTCTGCGCCTGCTGCGCAACCTGATCCGTATTGGTACGGTGGCCGAGGTCGATCTCGACAATGCCCTGTGCCGTGTGGCGACGGGAGACAATACCACCGGCTGGCTTAACTGGCTGACGCTGCGCGCCGGTCAATCACGATCATGGTGGGCACCGTCTGAGGGTGAGCAGGTGTTGATATTGTCCCTCGGCGGCGAACTGGACACCGCCTTTGTGCTGCCGGGCATTTTTTCTGATGACTTCCCGCCGCCGTCGGCCTCGGCGGATGGCCTGTATATCGCCTTTCCTGACGGTGCAACGTTGCACTACGAGCCTGAAAGTGGCGAGTTGCGGGCTGATGGCGTCAAAACGGCGGTTATCAATGCCCGTGAATCGATAAATGCCACGGCCCCCACTATCACCTGTGCCGCCTTGGTCAAAATCCTGCTGGATACACCCGAAGTGGAATGCACCAACAACCTGACTACCGGCACGTTGAACGTGAAGAAAGGCGGCACGATGAGCGGCAATATCGAGCATTCCGGCGGCAAGTTCTCATCCAATGGCGTGGTGGTTGATGACCATGACCACGGCGGCGTCTTGCGCGGCGGGGATTATACGGAGGGGATTAAATGACCACTGCCACCTATCTCGGCATGAGCCGCAACGCCGGGCAAACCATTACCGACGCTGACCACATCAGCCAGTCTATCGCTGACATTCTTATCACCCCTGTGGGTTCGCGGGTGATGCGCCGCGCTTATGGTTCACTGCTATCGGAGCTGATTGACCAGCCACAAAATCCGGCCCTGCGCCTGCAAATTATGGCCGCCAGTTACAGTGCCATTTTGCGCTGGGAGCCGAGGGTAAAGCTGACTGGCATCAACTTTGAAACCACTTTTGACGGGAAAATGGTGGTTGATATCACCGGCACTCGCACCGATAACGCGGCCCCCCTCTCTTTAACCATCCCTGTGAGCTAACCCTATGGCAACCATTGACCTGAGCCTGTTACCGCCGCCGTTTGTGGTGGAAGAACTGGACTATGAAACCCTGCTGGCCGAGCGTAAAGCCACGCTGATATCTCTTTACCCGGAAGAACAGCGCGCCGCCGTGGCCCGCACGTTGTCGCTGGAGTCGGAGCCGCTGGTCAAGTTGCTACAGGAAAACGCCTACCGCGAAGTGATATTACGCCAGCGCGTCAATGATGCGGCCCGCGCGGTGATGGTGGCCTATGCCGTCGGCAGTGATTTAGACCAGCTCGGTGCAAATAACAACGTTGAGCGGCTGGTGATTATCCCGGCTGACCCCGCCGCCATTCCGCCGATTGACGCGGTGATGGAATCTGACAGTGATTTCCGGGTGCGTATCCCGCAAGCCTTTGAGGGCTTGAGCGTCGCCGGGCCAACGGGTGCGTATGAATATCACGCCAAAAGTGCTGACGGCCGGGTCGCTGATGCCTCGGCAATCAGTCCGACACCCGCCTGTGTCACGGTCACGGTGTTATCGCGTGAGGGCAACGGCGAAGCCTCAGCCGAACTGCTGGCCGTGGTTGAGGCCGCGCTGAATGATGAGAATACGCGGCCAGTGGCTGACCGGGTGACAGTGCAATCCGCCCACATTGAAGATTATGAGATTGACGCGGTGCTCTACCTGCATCCGGGGCCAGAAGCGGAGCCGGTACGCATTGCGGCGGAGAAGAAACTGACCGCGTTTGTGACCGCACAACGCCGCCTTGGTCGCGACATTCGTCTGTCGGCCCTCTATGCCGCGCTGCATGTTGAGGGCGTCCAACGGGCGGTAATTAATGCCCCCCTGGCTGACGTGGTGCTGGATAAAACCCAAGCGGCTTGGTGCACCGGCAGCAGCATCACTGTCGGGGGTACGGATGACTGACCGTTTATTGCCTGTTGGTTCTTCTGTGCTGGAAGTGGCCGCCGCGCGCGCCTGTGCCGAACTGGAGAATACCCCGGTTCCGATTCGCCAGCTCTGGAACGCCGACACTTGCCCTCTACCACTGTTGCCCTATCTGGCGTGGGCGTGGTCGGTTGACCGCTGGGATGAGAAATGGCCGGAAGCCACCAAGCGCGCGGTAGTGAAGTCCTCGCAGTACGTCCACAAACACAAAGGCACCATTGGCGCAATTCGTCGGGTGGTTGAGCCGCTCGGCTATCTCATCAAGGTGATTGAGTGGTGGAAGACCAACGAGACACCTGGCACCTTTCGCCTCGATGTGGGCGTATTGGAAACCGGCATTACCGAGGAAATGTATCAAGAGCTTGAGCGGCTGATAGACGACGCCAAGCCATGCAGCCGCCACTTAGTCGGCCTGTCTATCAATCTCGACAGTAGCGGCTCGCTGACGGTGGCTGCCGCCAGTTACATCGGTGATGAACTGACCGTATACCCGTATTTACCTGAAACTATAACCGTGACCGGCGAGGGTTACGCCAGTGCCGCAATCCATATTATCGATGACCTGAGAGTGAACCCATGACAGCGAAATTCTTTGCTTTACTGACCAATATTGGCGCGGCCAAGCTGGCGAACGCCACTGCGCTCGGCACCCGCTTAGATATTACCCAAATGGCGGTCGGGGATGGCGGCGGAACCCTGCCAACCCCCAACCCGGCACAAACCAAACTGGTGAATGAGCAGCGCCGCGCTGCCCTTAACATGCTGACCATTGACCCGATTAACACCAGTCAGATTATTGCGGAACAGGTTATTCCTGAAACCGAGGGCGGGTGGTGGATTCGGGAGATTGGCTTGCTGGATAAAGACGGTGATTTGATTGCCATTGCCAACTGCGCCGAAACCTATAAACCGCAACTGCAAGAGGGCAGCGGGCGCACCCAAACCATTCGGATGATTTTAATTGTCAGTAGCACGGCTGCTGTTACGCTGAAAATCGACCCGTCGGTGGTACTGGCAACGCGCAAGTATGTTGATGATAAAGTGATTGAGGTTAAGCAGTACGCCGACAACCTGCTCGCCGAGCATGAGAAATCACGCAATCACCCCGATGCTACGCTGAACAGTAAAGGGTTTACCCAGCTAAGCAGTGCAATAGACAGTGACAGCGAGGAACTGGCTGCGACCCCTAAAGCCGTTAAAAAAGCGACTAATACAGCCGTTGGCATCATGAGTGACCATGTTCAAACTGATAACCCACACGCGCAATATCTGATGATAGAAAAATTATTATCCGAGATTAAAGACGCTGGCCCCACAGCCATAGCACAGACTCTCGTAAATCTTGGCTTAAAAGAAGCAGCCAAGCGGGATGTGGGAACGGGCGTTAATCAAATACCGGACATGAGCGCATTTAGCACAATAAAAGGTGAAAACGGGTCGTTTTATTTGCCGGGCGGGATAATTGTCAAGTGGGGGCAGGTTAATTCAACGGGGAAAGGCGGTGACGTAACACTGCCAACCCCGTTCCCTACTGCGTTATGTGCAGTGCTGATGTGTCATGCCTCAGCGAGTGATTTAAGTTCTTTCTACGCAGGTGTCGGAGGGGTCACTCGCTATGGGTTTAGATTCAGTACAGCGCCCAATACGACCACGGGTGCTTCATTTTATTATATGGCGATAGGATATTAATATGAAATCGTGGAGTGCTAAAAACAATTCATTTTTTGATACAGACCAGCTTGAGCGATATGTGTCGGCGGGCTGGGATTTATCAGATGTGACTGAAATCCCTGATAGTCTCTTTCATGAGTACACCGTATTTCCGCTGGGTAAGTGCAGGGTTGTTGTTGATGGGATGCCTGCATGGGCGGATATCTCACCGCCACTACTCACCGCTAATGAACTGGCCGCCACGGCGCGCAGTTATCGTGATGCTTTTATAACCGCCACCGATCCGATGATGGTCAGTGATTACTGCATCGGTGATACCCCGCTAACTAAGGCACAGCGCACCGAGTTAACCACCACCCGCGCCGCCTACCGTGCATGGCCGGCGCTGGAAAACTGGCCGTTGATTGAATTGCCCGAACTGCCGCAATGGTTGTTAGTGGAGGCGGTCAATCAGGGTTATCGTGCCCCGGTCTGGCCCCCGCTGTCTGCTTAATATTTTAACTTGCCCCCGATTGCGGGGCTTTTTCGTTGTACCAATCACCACACACCCCCAATCAGATGCCCTCCGCCCCGTAAGTCGTCACCATACTCTCACCCTCAATCAACAGAGAGTTAATCTATGAGTGATTACCATCACGGCGTCCGCGTTCTCGAAATCAACGAGGGGACGCGCGTCATTTCCACTGTTTCCACCGCCATTGTCGGCATGGTCTGCACCAGCGATGATGCTGACGCAACCGCATTCCCCCTCAATACCCCGGTACTGATTACTGATGTGCGCGCCGCTGCCGGTAAAGCCGGTAAAAAAGGCACGCTGGCCGCGTCATTGCTGGCGATTGCTGAACAGTCGCGCCCGGTCACCATTGTGGTGCGAGTGGCTACCGGTAAAGATGAGGCCGAAACCACGTCTAATATCATCGGCGGCGCTGATGAGAACGGCCGCTACACTGGCATGAAAGCGCTGTTAGATGCGCAATCAGTTACCGGTGTTCGCCCGCGTATTCTTGGTGTGCCGGGGCTGGATAATCAGCAAGTATCTACCGCGCTGGCGAGTGTCTGCCAACAGTTACGCGCCTTTGGTTATATCAGCGCGTACGGCTGCAAGACCCTTTCCGAAGCGATGTTGTACCGCGAGAGTTTCAGCCAGCGTGAACTGATGTTGATTTGGCCGGACTTCCTGAGCTGGAACACCACCGCCAACAGTACCGATATTGCTTATGCCACCGCCCGCGCACTCGGCCTGCGCGCCAAGATTGACCAAGAAACGGGATGGCATAAAACCCTGTCTAACGTCGGCGTGAATGGTGTCACCGGTATCTCTGCCAGCGTCTACTGGGATTTACAGACCGTTGGCACTGACGCTGACTTACTTAACAAAGCCTGTGTAACAACGCTAATCCGTAAAGACGGCTTCAAGTTTTGGGGTTCGCGTACCTGCTCTGATGATCCACTGTTTGCCTTTGAGAACTACACCCGCACCGCGCAGATTCTGGCCGACACCATGGCCGAGGCGCAGTTGTGGGCGATAGACCGCCCGATGCACCCGACGCTGGTCAAAGACATGATTGGCAGCATCAACGCCAAATTCCGCGAAATGAAATCCGCCGGGCTGATTATTGACGGCGCTTGCTGGTATGACGACAGCGCCAACGATAAAGACACCCTGAAAGCGGGCAAGTTGTTTATCGATTACGACTACACCCCAGTGCCACCACTGGAAGATTTAACCCTGCGTCAGCGTATCACCGATAAATATTTGGTGAACTTTGCCGCTGCCGTCAACAGCTAAGGAAACCTGACTTATGGCACTGCCACGTAAGCTGAAATTGATGAACCTGTTTAACGATGGTCGGGATTACATGGGGATCGTCTCCGCCATCACCCTGCCGAAACTGACCCGTAAGCTGGAGAACTACCGGGGCGGAGGGATGAATGGCGTGGCTCCAATTGATTTGGGGCTGGATGACGATGCGCTTTCCATGGAATGGTCGATGGGCGGCATTGACGAGCTGGTGTTGCAGCAATGGGGAACGCCCAAAGTTGACGCGGTTCCGCTGCGTTTTGCCGGCGCTTATCAGCGTGATGACACTGGCGAAGTGACGGCGGTAGAGGTCGAAATCCGTGGCCGTCATAAAGAGATTGATGGCGGTGAATCCAAGCAAGGGGAAGACACCGAAACCAAGGTATCCACCCAGTGCACTTACTACAAGCTGACCATTGACGGCAAAGTGGTAATGGAGATTGACGTGGTTAACCTGATTGAAATGGTTAACGGCGTAGACCTGCTGGAAGCCCAACGCAAGGCCATTGGCCGCTAACCCCTGACGGCCAGTGTGAACCCGCTGGCCCTCCCTGACCCCATTGGAAAAAACCATGAAAAAAGTGACTGCTAAAACTGAACCCACCGCCGAGATTAACGAGAATGTGGTGGTACTGGAAACCCCATTAAAACGCGGCGATAGCCTGATTACTGAAATTGAAGTTTACCGCCCCAATGCCGGGTCGTTGCGCGGAGTGAGGCTGCTCGATATAGCCAATGCTGATGTCGATGCGCTGATTATTGTTTTGCCGCGTATCACCTCACCGACACTGACCGCCGCCGAATGTGGCCGTCTGGAGTTGCCCGATTTAGTGGCGCTGGCCGGTAAGGTGGTTGGTTTTTTGTCGCCGAAACAGGGGGCGTAACGCTCGACCCGAAACTGGAAGTGGACGACCTGATGGCGGACATTGCCGCCATTTTTCACTGGCCGCCGTCAGAGCTTTGGGCCTTGAGCCTCACCGAGCTGGTGCGCTGGCGTCATAAAGCCCTGCTACGAAGTGGAGCCGTAAATCATGAGTAAGAGCTTACAGCTACAGGTATTGCTCAAAGCCGTAGACCAAGCCACTCGCCCATTTAAAGCCATTCAAACCGCCAGTAAATCCCTCACTGGCGACATTCGCAACACGCAAAGCAGCATCAAATCCCTTGATGCGCAGGCGGCGAAAATTGACGGTTTCCGCAAGGCCAGCGCCCAACTGGCGGTCACCGGGCAGGCGCTGAAAAAAGCCAAAGAAGACGCGGCTGCGCTGGCTATTGCCTTTAAAAACACCGAGAAACCCACTGCTCAACAAGCCCGACTGATGGAGGGAGCCAAGCGCGCGGCGTCTGAACTGCAAACCAAATACAACGGGTTACGCCAGTCAGTGCAGCGCCAGCGCGATGCTCTCAACGCTGATGGCATAGCGACTAAAAATCTGAGCAGTGAACAGCGCCGGTTACGCAGCAGTGCCGCCGAGGCCACGGTTGCCCTCAGCCGCCAGCGCCAAGAGCTGCAACGCCTGAGCCTGAAACAGGAACAACTCAACCGTATCAGCAGTCGCTACCAGAAAGGCAAAGCTGCCACCAGTGCGGTGCGTAATACCAGCGCCGCCAGTTTGGGGGTGGCAACCGCCGGGCTATACGGTGCGGCAAAACTGATTGCACCGGGTATCCAGTTCGACAGTCAAATGTCGGGCACTCAGGCAATTTTGGGGCTGGATAAAAAAGACGCCAAGCTGGCCGCTATTCGTCAACAGGCGCGGGATATCGGCGGCTCCACCGCCTTTTCCCCGACCGATGTGGCACGAACCCAAGACACACTGGCCCGTTCCGGCTATGACGCTGACGCCATTCTGGCCGCCACTGAGCCGACAGTTAACCTGTCGCTGGCGTCCGGGGTGGATATCGCCGAGTCGGCGGATATTGTCACCAACATGCAATCGGCGTTTAACCTGCCGTTAGACCAGATTAAACGGGTGTCAGACGTGATGGCGAAAGGCTTCACCAGCTCAAACACCAACCTGTTAGAGCTGGGCGAGGCGATGAAATATGTCGCCCCGATTGCTGAGGCCGCCGGGGCCAGCATCGAAGACACCACCGCGTTACTCGGGGTGCTGGCCGATAACGGCATCAAGGGCAGCATGGCCGGGACAAGTACCAGTGCGGTGTTTAGCCGCTTACAGGCTCCGGTCGGTAAAGCGCCGGAAGCCTTGCGCGAACTGGGAATAACCACCCGCGACGGCAAAGGCAATATGTTGCCGGTGGCGAAAATCCTCAAAGACATAAACCGCTCGTTTAAAAAGAACAAATTAGGCACCGCGCAACAAGCCGAATACCTGAAAGTGATCTTTGGTGAAGAGGCGATGAAAGGCGCGGTGAAACTGGTGGCCGCCGCCGGTAACGGCAAATTGGCAGAGAAGCAAAGTAAGTTAAAAAATGCCGATGGCACCGCGCAATCTATTGCCACGGTGAGAATGGATAACCTTGACGGTGACCTGAAAAACCTGAGTTCGGCATGGGAAGACTTAGAAATTGAAGTCTTTGAGAAACAAGACTCCGCGCTGCGCCAACTGACCGTCACCGCAACCGACTGGCTGGTGAATGTGGCTGCATGGGCCAAGAAAAATCCCGAGCTGGTCAGCACCATTACCACCGTTACTGGCGCGGCGTTGGCACTGGTTGCCGGGCTGGGTGCGTTGGGTCTGATTGCATGGCCGGTCATGGCGGGCTTTAACCTGCTGTTGGCGGGAGCCGGTTTATTGAGTACCGGCTTTTCACTGGTGGCCGGAACCATTGCCGCAACACTTGCCACGTTGGCATGGCCGGTCACTGCGGTGATTGCGCTTATTATCGCTGGTGCGCTACTTATTCGTAAGTTTTGGGAGCCTATTAGCGCATTTATGGCGGGTGTAGTGACAGGCTTTACCGCTGTTGCCGGGCCAATCAGTGCGGCATTTACCCCGCTAATTAATGGCTTTAACCAGCTCAAGACACTGTTTGCTGAATTGGTCGCCCCCATCAAATTTAGTGGAGAGTCGTTGCTTATTGCTACCACTGCCGGGGAAACATTCGGCCGAGGTTTAGCTTATGCGCTCAAACTTCCCATTGATGCACTGGGGCAGCTACGCAGTGGCATTGACTGGGTGCTGGAAAAGCTCGGCATCATTGATAGCAAATCTGCTGGGCTGGCCGATAACGTCCCAAAAGATAACCCTTATGCGGGCGGATACTCACCCAGTGGCGGCGTGTTGTACGGCGGTTATCAGCCGGTCACCGCCAATACTGGCACCACTATCGTTGATAGCAGTGTGACCACCAACGATATCAAGATAACTATCCCACCGGGCATGAGTCGACAGGATGCGGAACGAATGATGACCGATGCCCTTGCCAAGAACGAACGCGATAAGCGCGCCCGTCAGCGCGGCCAGATGGAGAATGATTAATCATGATGTTATCACTGGGGTTATTTGTGTTTATGCGCCAGACCACGCCTTATCAAAGCATGGCGCGCAATATTGATTACCGCTGGCCGACGAATAGCCGGGTAGGTTTACGGCCAGCCGCGCAGTTTCTTGGCGTCGACTGCGAAAAAATCACCCTTTCCGGGGTACTACTGCCGGAACTGACCGGCGGCCACCTGTCATTGCTGGCTCTTGAAGTGATGGCTGACCAAGGCAAAGCATGGCCGCTGGTTGAGGGTAGCGGCATGATTTACGGCATGTTTGTCATTGAGAGTCTGAGCCAGACCGGCGCACTGTTTTTTGCCGACGGCAGCGCCCGGCGCATTGAGTTCACCCTCAATCTGTTGCGGGTTGATGAGTCACTCACTGCGATGTTTGGCGACCTGCAACAACAGGCTGACGAGTTGCTGGGTAAAGCAACGGCCATGACCGATAAAGCCCCGTCGTCAATCGGAGGATTATTCTCATGATGAGCGGCATTGCTTTACCGGCTGGGGCGGAGTTGGCCCCCGACTTTATGCTGAATATCAACGCGAAAGATATCACGCAGAATATTCGTGATCGGCTGTTGTCCCTGAGCCTGACCGACAACCGGGGCTTTGACGCTGATCAACTTGATATTGAACTGGATGACGCTGACGGCCAGCTTGCCATGCCGGAACGGGGCGCGGTGTTATCGGTGTTCTTGGGCTGGAAAGGCTCTGCGCTGATTGGCAAAGGTGATTTTACCGTGGATGAGGTCGAGCACCACGGCGCACCGGATACGCTGACCATTCGCGCCCGCAGTGCGGATTTTCGCGGTTCGCTTAATGCGCGGCGGGAAGTCTCTTATCATGAGACAACACTGGGTAACGTGGTGGCGCAAGTGGCGGAGCGCAACAACCTGAAAGCGATGCTGGCTGACGGTCTGGCGGATATCGCTATCTCTCATATTGACCAGACCCAAGAGACTGACGCCAAATTTATCACCCGGTTAGCTTCACTGAATGGCGCGGTAGCCGCCGTTAAAGCCGGGCGATTGTTGTTTATCAAGCCGGGTAGCGCGGTCACCGCCAGCGGTAAACCTATTCCGCAAATGACCCTCACCCGGCAAGATGGCGACCAGCACAGCTTTAGTATTGCTGACCGGGGCGCGTATACCGGTGTGAGTGCCAGTTGGTTGCACACCAAAGACCCGAAACCGGCCAAGCCGAAAAAGGTTAAGTTAAAGCGCAAGCCAAAATTTAAACAGCTCCGCGCACTGGAACACCCCAAAGCCAAACCGACCCGCACCAAAGCGGCTAAAGAGAAAAAGCCGGTAGAGGAAAAACAAGGGGATTATCTGGTGGGGGCTGAGGATAATGTCTTTGTTATCACCACGGTTTACGCCACGCAAAAAGCCGCCATGCGCGCTGCCCAGTCTAAATGGGAGAAGTTACAGCGCGGTGTTGCTGAGTTCACTATCACCCTCGCTATGGGGCGCGCTGATTTATTTCCTGAAACCCCTGTCGCGGTCAGCGGCTTTAAATCGGTGATAGACCAACAGAGCTGGATAATCAGCAAGGTAGCGCACAGCCTGAGTAACAGCGGCTACACCACCCAATTATCTCTCGAAGTGTTGTTGTCGGATGTAACCTATGAGGCCACCGAGTAGTAAAATTCAACTAATTGATATTTATTTCACAAATGCGAATGCCGGTGATAAGATCAGCATAATTATTGAATAGGCAGTTTCGGAGGTAAATATGATGCATTGCCCACGCTGTAGATTTGCAGCACACGCGAGATCCAGCCGTTACCTTAGTGACGAAACGAAAGAACGCTATCACCAGTGCACGAATATTAATTGCGGCAAAACCTTTAAGACCCATGAAACAATCGTTGATACGATAATGGAGCCGGGAATAATTAATGCTGTACCGCCCCACCCTAAAGGGAATCAAGGCGTATTGTGGATGTAA